TACAAATCTATTAGTATTAGATGAAGTGTTTGATAGTTCACTAGATGCAGCTGGTACAGATGAATTCATGAAGATTATCAGGTTTATTGTAAAAGACGCTAATATCTTTGTCATTTCTCATAAAGATTCATTACACGATAAGTTTGCAAGTTTAATAAAATTCGAAAAAGTAAAAGGTTTTAGCAGGATAGCGTAATGTCCATTTATAAACATCCCGGAGGGAGAAGGTTTTTATTCATTCATATTCCTAGGACAGGAGGAAGATTTATTGAGTCTAATTTAGAATCTAATGAATGGAGGTGTGAACCTCTAGATTATTGTGGAATACCTCATTATAATCATTCATTTGTAGATGATTGTGAAATAACTCATTTTCATAGAGAATTATATGAGAAGTATTTTGGTAAAGAAGATATTCCTCATCTTACTATT